AGGATGTTTACAAGTTGTGCAGTATCAATACCCGATGGCAGTCCTTGGAATGTGTGTCTTACTTCAACAACTATAGGTGAACCTCCTTCTACTGTAAGTCCTTTTGTTTCTTCGGATTTTTGGCCTGCGTCTACTCCAGGTTCAGTTCCACCCGCTTGTTGTGCCCCTATTGGTCCAGGTACGGCTATTTGAGACAAATCTTCAGGAATACCTTCTTGGGTCGTATCTAAAGTTCCAACATCGAATCCTTCTTCAACTGTACCCATATCATAAGTATCTTCAGTATTTTTTAGCCCTAACTCACCAGTATCTATTCCAACATCGGACATTTCCTCCTCATAATTAATTTCAGGGGCGGCAACTGTCGCTTCTTCACCAAATCCAAATAGTCCGGCAATGTCTTCAAATCCGCCTATGTTTCCTGCAAATTTTTGGCCAAACCCAAAAAGTTTTTCAATACCCTTTGCCGGAACTTGTGGTGTTTGTTCTTTTAATCTTAATTCTTCCAAGAAGGATAATTGTTTTTCTCTAGCTTCTCTGATTGTTTTTTGTATTTCAGTTTCTTCAGGTTCTTTAATTTCTTCAGGTTTACCTGAAAATGGTTTAATTGTCCCATCTTCCGCGAATTCAGAAACAGGGTCAACCAGCCCAAAATCTTCCTCATCTTCAAAAATATTTTCTTTAGAAGGTGTCTCAAATTTTGTTTCTTCAACTTCTAAACTTGGTTTTGGCGGTGATGGTAACTTTTGATTAAAAACACTCATGTCTAACCCAAATGTTGGAGTTTTTTCTCCCTTATCAATATTTTTAGTTTCTTTTCCACCCTCTCTATATTCTTCGGGTATTTCTATACCTTTTTCTTTGTAGTGTTCAACTGTTTTTTCATCATATTTTAAATTTTCACCAGTGAAAGGATTTTTACTATATAAAAATTTCTCAACGTCTTCTTTTTCTTTACCTGATAAAATTTGAGAACTTTCCTTTACAATTCCATCAGATGGTGTTTCTGAAGAAATTGGTTCAATTTTAGGTGGTTCTTCTTGTGGTTTTATTTTACTTCTAGCTTCATCAATTTTTGATTTTATCTTACTTCCCTCAAACTTTTCTCCTAATTTACCAGCAAACTTTTCAATTCCTCCACTAAGTTTATCAGCACCTTCTTCAATTTTTTCCCTTAAAGTTTTTGGTTTTTCCACTTCTGCTGCGGCCTTTTCAACTCCAACTGATGGTGTTTCGGGAACTGTAGGAGTAACTGTTTGAGTTTCTTCTTCAACAGTAATTGCCCTGCCTCCAGCCATTTTTCTTGCAGTTTCTCTATCAATACTTTCTCCAACTATATTACCTTCAGCATCTCTTGCAACAAAAGTTTTAGGAGTTTCAGGTACGGCAGTAATTGGTTTTTCTTCTTCTTGTTTTCCTTTTAACTTTTCTTTTAGTCCCCCAATACCTTCTTTTATTCTTTTCCCAAGTGGTTGTTTTTCTTCTTTCTCAGGAATAGGTAATGATGCAAGAGTTGGTTTAATTGGAGCCAATCCTTTGTCTTCAATTAATCCTTTTGATTCAATTTTAGTATCAAATGATTCAACTTCACCTTCTTCTATTTCATATGATTTGTTCGCATATTCTGTAGCTCTTTTTCTTATTGACTGAAGAGTATCTTCATCTTCTTTACTTAGTGTTTTTCCATCAACTAACTTTTCTTTTTCAAATTTTTCAGCTTCCCTTCGAGCTTGGGTCGCTTTCATGTCATAATATTTTTCTTCAAGTTTGTCATATGGTTTGGTAAGAATATTACCTTCCATCATTATTTCCTCTTCTTCTTTTGTAAGTTTTGGTAATTCAAATTTCTCTCCAGGTGCTTTAGAAAAAGCCGCTTCCTTTCTTATTTTTTTACTAGCGTCTGGAAACTTTTCTTCAAGTTCTTTTAAATTTCCAGACTTAAATGCCAAGGATGACCTTATCGCAGTTTCTCCTTCTATTAAACTTTCAGGAGTTTCAATTTCTGTTTTTGGTATTGGTGGTGTTACAAATTTGGGTTCTTGTTTCTCAGGACCTATAAGTTCACTATCTTTTTTGGCCTGAGCCTTCATTTCATCAGTTAAAAAGAAAGCGTCCTTACCCTGTCCAACAATTTCAGCCCCACTAATTTCCTCCAACAATTTTTTATATCCTTCATATGCTGATGGTTCTTCAGTTTGTTCTGTTTTTTTAAATATTCCTCTTGTTTTACCTGTTGGTAGTGTTTGTGGTAACTCTTCTGTAAGTTCAGGTAGACCGGCTTGAGTATCTATTGTAGGTGTTTCAATCGTAGTCACTACAGGTGTTGGAACTGCTAGCCCTGCTTGAGCCATTGCCTGTTCCGCTTTCAAACTTTCTTCTTCCTTTGTTGGTTTAAATAAAACTCCAGTCCCTGCAGTTGCTTCTCCAACTAATCCTTCTTGAATTAATTTTTGTATTTTATCAAAATTAGTCTCTTCTCCTTCTGTTTTTTTACCAGCTGTAAGTAATTCAGTTAAGGAGTCTCCAATATTTAAATTTTTAACATTAAGTGTTTCAACCTCAGATGTGTCTAATTTTAACTCAGTAATTGGTTCTGTTGTTTCAGGTTGGTCTTGTTGTAAGGCAATATTTGTTAACTCTTCTTGTTTTATTCCAAGTTCAGTTGCAGTTTTGTCTAAGTTACCTATTCCTTCTTCTGTACCTATTTCATTCGGTGTGTATTCCTCTTCAGGTAGTACAAATGTCTGTTCTTCCGCTTTAGGTTCTATAAATGATTTAACAAATGCATCTTTGATTTTAGAAAACCTTCCTTTCTTTTCTTCTTCAGGTTTTTCTTCAGTTTCAACTTTTCCCTCTGATATAAATTTACCTAAAATACTTGGTTTTTTATCAAATAATCCTTCTTCAGTTTTTCCCTCAGGTTTACCTAACTCAATTTTAGATTCTTTTTCTAACCCTCCTATTTTTAACTCCGACATTTTTTGTAAACTACTTTCAAATCCTTTTAGTAGGTCTAATTTTGGCTCTTCCGTCTCTTCGGGTGTCTTTTCAACCGTTTGTGTTTTTAGTTCTTGTACAAAATTATTGAATTTTTCAAAAAATCCTTTTTTATCTTCTTCAGGTTTTCCTGCTACCTCATTTAGTAAAGGAAGTTCTTCAATTGTTTCAACGGGAGGTAACTCTCCAACATTTTCAGTTTGTTGTACTTGATTTAAAACTTCCGCAATTGGTTTAAATTGAGTTAAATCTAATCCTTCAAGTCCACCTATGTCCGCAAGTGCTGGTCCAACTTCCATAGTGAATGGTTCTACCATTCCTTCATCTTTAGTGCCCTTAACTTCAGGAGTACCTTTTACTTCAGGAGTTGTAATTGTTGGAGTAGGTACCGGTGCGGTTAAATTAATTCCTTCTTCAACTACAATCTTTCCTGTCCTAATTGTTTGACTTTCTATATCGTCAGGAAAAACAAATTCACTTTTTTCCTCTGTAATTGGTTTTTCTATAGTCAGAGAAGACGCTTTAATTTCTTGAGTATTAACTGAATCAGGAAATTCAAACTTCATTTCATCAGGGAACGTGAATTTTTCTCCTTTTTGTTCCTCAGTTTCCCCTGTAATTTTATCTTTTATTTTCCCTATTTTTTCTTCTGCGTTTTCTTTAGTCTCAGTAACCTTACCACCAAATTCACTTAGTTTACTTTCTAAATCCTTTTTGAATTTCTCAGTGTCAACTCCAATTAGTCCTCCAAAATTTTCAATAACTCCACCAAAACCTTTGAGAACTTCTTCTCCAATACTTTTTCCAGCTGCTTTTATAGAATTTAAAGCGTCCAGAGCGGCGGTTTTGTCATCTTCTTTGGTTTCTGTTTTAGTTGCAGCTATTAAATTATCTGTCGCTTTACTAATGTTAGTTGCAAGGTCATCAAAAGTTTTACTAAGTTTGTTATTTTCAGGCCCTAACTGTTTTTCTAAAGGTTCATTTATTGCTTTATTTACTGTTTGAACCGAGGACAATAGTGCAGGGCCAACTTTAGATGCTCCAACAAGTAATCCAGGTGCTGCCGCTAGTGCCTCATTTGCCTTTTTAATGTCCGTTAAAACATCAAGTTGACTCTGAGCAATTTGTTCAATGGTCTTTGGCTCCTTGTCTTCTTGTAAACCTGTAAGATATTCTTTTAAACCTTTGTCGTCACCCTTGAATTGGTCCATTACCTCTTGGATGGTCTTGGATACAGGTTTTCCGTCATCACCTATTTCTTCTGTTTGAATTTTGTATTCACCAGATTCATCCATTGTCGCCATATTGGCCACAAGTTCTTTGGTATCTTGGTCAACATCAAATCCCGAGAATGATATTTCAGAAAGTTTTTTGTCAAGGTCAGCAGTTCCAAGGGCCATTCTTTCAACTTCACCAATGTCCATTTGAAGCTCTCCGGCAATTTCTTTTAACTGCCTTTTAGCACTTGGCATTATTTGGAATGTCTTCGTCTTTTCGTCAAAAAAGGTGTATGTTTTAAACATCTCACCAAGTTGCTTCTGTAACTCAGGAACATTGTTTTGGGCAAGGTCCATAAGTTTCAATGGGTCAGTTAAATCAGATGTACTAGCTCCGAGTCTTTGTAAAGCTGAAGATAATTCAATTGCCCTTTCTGGAGACATTAAATCATCTGCCAAATTAAACGTGGAATCCATACTAACTCTTAGAGCCGTTGCCTTTGCCGCCATTCGAGCAAGTCCCTCAACCCCTCCTTGGAATCCAAACCTATTTAACTTATCTAAATTTCCAACTACTTTTTCTGATACTAATTTAGCGTTTACACCAAGACTGTTAGCCACATCCCTAACAACCAGCATTTCCTTACCGATGTCTTTTAAAGACATACCTGCGTTTAAGAATCCAGATTCAAGTTTTTCAACTCCTTGTCCTGAAACTTGAGCAGCCGCAAATAATTCTGTAGTAAGTTCTTGGGATAATGTTACATTTTTACCTAATTGTTTTAGAGTTTCAAGTTGGACTTGTAAAGCAGAATCGGCCTTACCTCCCATCTTAATAGTCTCTAAAGTTGCTCCAGCTAAATTTTTACGGATAGCCTCCGACATATTTTCGCCGGCACCCATTTGATTGACCAAAGAACGAAATCCTTGGTCCATTGCAACAATTCCTTGCTCAATTTTTACTACGGGTTTCTCAGCTAAATCCGCAATCCCTTTGAAGGATTCTTCAAAATTAAATAAGGTTGAACTTAATTCACCTTTATCTTCTTGTACTGGTCCAGTTTCTCCTTCTTGCATCATACTCTATAAATAATCAAAAAGTTATTTTTTTGGTGAATTATACTCGATAATTTTATCCACCAAATACCTTCTCTGATATATAGGTAACTTCATAAAATCAGAGTATGATGTATGTAAATACTTGCCCAACATATAATATTGGTCAAGAAGAGACAACATGTAATTAGAAGAAAGGGCGAAAAAACTCAGCCCCAAAGGCGATTTTAACCATTACCTTTTTTCCTGACGGGGCTGTTACTTCACGGTTTAAATCTATTTTTGGTTCATTAATATTCAAAAAGTTTTTGATATACTTAGAATCCATAATAGGCATTTGTTCAATGAATTTAGCAATTTCCCCTTTGTCTGAACTTCCATTTAATTCAACAATTTGTTTTGTGAGTCTCCATGTTGCCTTTGGAGCAATCATGTTGGATGGATATTCATCTGCCATTCTTTCGATATCAGTACTTTCACCATAAGATAATGGTTTCAACTTAACTGATGCTCCTGATTTAGGTAGTTTTGTAAGATAGTGACCGTTGTCATCGGGTTCTACTTCAGGTTTTCTAAATGATAATTCATCAAGTAAAACTGATTTTGAAAATTTAGTTCCTGTGTCAGGGTCAGTAAGACTAAAATTATATTCTGAACCAAAAGAAGTATTTCTTAAAAACAAAAGAATTGCCTCAATGTCACCCTCCAACATTTCAGAGGGATTCAAATCAGGTTCATATAGTTTGCTTCTAACAAGTCGTAATACAAGTTGTTCACCTGATAATTTACCGACACTACCAAGTAAGTTTTCATCAGCGGCGGTCAGATATCCAACTTTTACACTTTTTTTCTTACTTTTATAAAATTTACCTTGGCTAGGTAAAACAACCACGTCGTGTGGCAAATTAAAATTTTCTTGTCCTGCAATTTGTTCGTTCATAATTTATATTTTTTAACTAAAAAAAAATCCGCACAAAGTACGGATTTGTAAATAGTAATTGGAATTTTTTCTCGATTAGTATACAAGAACACAATAGTCAGGACGGAGAGTAGCAACAATCTTTGCCAAACCATCTTGACCATAATCAAGACCTTGGAAATCCACATCGGTTAGGAAAGTTCCTACCAATATCCATTTTTCTACAACAACGCCTGTTGGGTCCAAAAGTTGTAAAGTTACATCTTTCTTGTATCCAGCAGCGTAACCCATACGACCTGTTACTGATTCAGCGTGTAGACGCACCCACTCCATAAGAGCTTGAGCAGCTGAAGGTCCAATCGGGTCACGGAAAGTACAGTTGATAGTGCCCCATGTGTAGCGACCAGCAACGTATCTTTCAGTGTTTAGAAATGGAATTGGTGTTGAACCAATTGTGATTTTAGGTCTTGAAGTAGATTCTACATACCATTCGTTGATACCGAGTTCACTAGGGAAACTAAGTATGAACCTGTTCATCCTTTTGGGTTCATACGGTATCGGCATTTTCATCAGTAAATCAGCCATTTTCTTTTGTTTTTAATTTTCTTTTATTTTTATTATAAATAGTGTTAGTTTTAAATTTTTCTATTTACTTCCAAATTTTTTTTAACCAAACTTACACTAGTCTTACTTATAAGTATATTAATATTTCTTTTTTATACCTCCATGTGTAGAATACATTTGAATAATATTTTCTGGGTCATCTTTTAAAGCACTTTTCATTTTTTCCAAATTTCTTAAATCATCATCTGAAAATCCTATTGTTGGTACAAATTTATTGCTTACATCATTTTTTAGGTAAGGAGTCTGCCCAAGTTTTTTTGACATACCCATTACATACCTTTGAAACTCTTTAATTGCGTCGACTTTTCCTTGTTCAGGATTTTGTGCTGAGCCGGCTCCGTGTGTTACAGGATAATACTTATTCATATTCATGTAATATTCCACAAGTTCTGAGTCACTTAATTCGTCTTCTCCCGCAATCTCTCTATACTTCTTCAAATTTCTAACCAATTCTTTTTTTGATAGTCCTTTATATCCTACCTCTATAAGGTTCTCTATTGCTTGTTTGAGTGTCTCTGGTGAGTGTCCTCTTGCGGTTATTATAGAAAAAATTGAACCTCCATTAATACATTCCACAAAATCATCCCAAGCAGGACCAGGTTTTGCAAGTAATGAATCAATTATAAATTTTTTATTACCAGCGTCTGAAAAGTTTCTAAAGGGATTTTCCGCAAAACCAACTATAGTTTTACCTTTATATTCAAAATCTTTTTTGCCTACGTCAACTCTATGCTCTGCAAAATCTTCTGTTCCCATACCGACTTCATTACCTTCAGAGTCCATTAACATAATTTTTGTTGGCATATACATTAAATTATCATCCCAGTCAAAAGCATAATATTTTAAATCAGGAGTTAATTCTTCAGTAAAACCTTCTGTAATTATTAATTTCATATATTATAAATATATTAAAAATAAAAAACCCCCGTTTCCGAGGGTTTTTAAATTTATTTTTGTTTCTATTAGATATTTTCAAAACTTGCTCCTTGTGGAGTAATTACGAATTCAATGTCAATAAATTCAAGAGCCTTAGTTGGCTTCAAGAATATACGTCCTGACATTTGGTTAGAATCAAAATCCGCCGGGTCATTTGATACAGTTACACGGAAGTCTGTAATACCTCTGTCTCTACGGATAGCATCCAAGATTGGGTTTACAGAATCCAAGAACTGTTGTCTTACAACTGCGTCGTTTTGTTCGAACAACAATCTGATAGCGACTGCTGAAATAAGCTTACGAGCTTGTAACAACAATCTTCTAACGTTAATTCTATCAAGAGGACTTTCTCTCACCTGAAGTGTCTTATTACCCCAAATTACAGTACCAACGTCGTTGAATGTTGCAATTGGGTTAAGTCTTCCTTGGTAAAGAGTATCTCTATCAAGTTGTGTCAGTCTACGTCTTGCTCTTACTGAGTTAACAATACCTCTTGTGTAACCCGCAGTTGCGAACCATGGGAAGGCAATGTTGTCAGTTAATGCTAAGTTACGACAAACTTCCGCAGTTGGTGGAATGTAGATTTGAGTGTTGAACACACTGTCACGAGTCAATACCCATGGGTAGTAAGTAACAGTGTAGTTTGAATCAAATCCAGTGTCTGCAAGTGTGTCAACCGCATCTTGAGGATAAATAAAGTTGTCCATAGAAGATGATGGTTGTAACAAATCAAAGTCAGGAGTTGTTGCAACATAGATTGAGTCAGCTCTATCAATTTCAACCATATCAATCGCAGCTCTCACAAGTGACTCGTTATTAACATAGTCAATACCAGGTGTTACAAGAACGTTGATGTTGATAATTGCCGGATTGTTAAGAGTTTCAAAACCAATCTTATATGCGTAGTAGTCAGTATTAGCGTAGTCAGCTGTATTATCTTCTACAGTAATTTGTCTGAACGCACCCCAACCTGTTGAATTTGGGTAAGGTTGACATCCTGCCTGTGCTCCAAACAAGTAACCTGACTTACCGAGTACGTAATTATCTCCGTTTGTTCTGTACTCACGGTAGATATCCCAACCATCAAAACCACCTGCCGGAAGAACTGTAAACTTACGAGAATAAGTTCTGTAATAAGGGTCATTTGAATCTATTGGGTCATTTTGGAAAGTAGTTATACCTGTCTCAAAAGCTGTTTGACCTGAGTTTACATATACTGATGAAATTAAAACAACAGACGCCCCACTATCCATGTGGAAACCTTTAGTTTGTTTGTTCCAAGAAGTGTAAACTTGTTCAGTACATGTATAAGCTGTAGGATTTTGTTTACCTTTGTATTCAAAGAAATTAGAGTCCCAACCAACAGAAGTACTAAAACCTAAGTATGTTCTTCTTACATTATCTCCTGAACTAATGATTGTATTATCATTACCATTAGATAATCCAAATGGAGGATTACTTACAGTTTCACCAGGAAACGCATATTTAGTTTTGTAAACAGGAAACACTTCTGTAAATGCTGCGTTGTTAGAAGAATCATAAGTTCTAACAGTATAACCTTCAAATCCACAAGGAATTGCATCCGCAGGTGCGTCTTCATTAACCTCTAACATAATATATTTAGAGTTAATCGCGTATTCACCGTCAGCAGTACCAACTTTCTTAGCAATGTAGTTATTTTGTGATGGGTCCATTGTACAGTTAGTATATTTTTCAATAACAACTGGATTTTGGTCAGTATCAAAATAATCTCTAACTAAAAGGTCAAATGTTAATCCATCAAAACTCATGTTAGCCAATGAAACTTTAACTTCTCTGTTTGCAGCGTTACCGTCAGAAATAGTTATATATCGGAACAACTGATATACAGTGTTACCGCGAAGTTCAGATACAATCCATGGAGAAAATGCTGTCTGATATCTTTCCAAATAGTTACCTAAAGACAACGCATTACCAGGAGCTGCTGATGCCGCTCTTTCATTTGCGATGAAATTAGGATTAATACCTCTTATGGCTCCTTGTCCGTATGAGTAATTCAATAATGTTGGGAAGTATTCTTCAACAAATAAAGGAACGTCAACTCTATTCTTTTGGAAGTTACCTGTACCAAATACCTTACCAATAAAGCTAGTCTTTGTATCATCTAATGACGCTTCAAAACTAAACGTGTTACCGTCTTTATCTGTACCTGTAACTCCAAATTCCGCAAAAGGATTAGATTGTGCATCAACATAACTACCTGTTGTTACTAAAGTTGAGTCTCCAGTGCCTGAAACTTGGTAAAGTGGACCGTTTTGAGTTGTTGTGTATTCAGTAATACCTCTTGAACGAAGAGTTGCAAGAATTGTATTGTTGTATCCTGAATAGGTACCCATAGTACCAGTAAATGAAAATAATCCGCCTTCTAATGTACCTGATGCCACTCCAGAAACTCCTGGTGCTAAATCAAGTGTTCTAAAGTAAAAAGAATATCCACTATAATTTATTGAGGTTACTGCGTCTATTGGATTGAATGCTCCAAAATACCAAGCGTCATTTTCAGTATCAGTCAAAGTAACGGCACTGAATGATAATTCAGGAATATCAAATGCATTAGTTGTAACCCCAGTCCAATCAATTCCAGGAGTCGACCCTGTACCTAAAGCTCCCCATACAACTGCGTTTGCACCTGTACCAGTGATTGTAGTTTCATTTAAAAGGAACGCATCAACATCGCTCTGATATGTTGATGTACTACCGTCAAATTTTCTATAAGTTGTATTAAGGTCTTGATAGAAAGGTTCACCTGACATAGAAGACCAATCTACTACTACAACACCTGTGTTTGTGTCCGCAGTATATGGAATTGCACTTAATGTTGCTTCATTATTACTATCAATAACTAAAGTTGACGGGTCTAAATTTGCCATTGCTGTTAATGTCCAAGAAGGACCTGCATCATATCCAGAAAGACCCAAAACTCTAGATACGAATAATTGGTTAGATTGCTGTAAGTATGCTTTAGCGATATACGCTGCTTCATACTTTGGAATTTGTGTGTTCACAAATTTTTCAGGTGATGTCGAACCAAAATACGCTTCGAACTCTTCAAAGTTAGTCACAAAAATCGGTTCGAAAGCCGGGCCCTTGAGTGTTTCACCCACGATACCTAGCGTTGTAACACCAACACTTTGTGCAACGAATGAAAGTTCGGTTTCGGTTGTATACACACCGGGAGAAACGAAAACTTTTGTTGCCATTTACTTTTTTGTTTTTAAAGATTTATTTTTCAATAAATACTATAGAAAAAACCAAAAGTTTTTAATTTCTTAATCTATTTATTTTAAAGTAAGAATAAATTCTTACTTTTTTCTGCTTTGAAGATTAAGAACCTTAAAATATCAGAAGAGTCCCATACAATACTAAAAAAATATTGTATGAAAAAAGGATTAAAGATACATAAATTTTTAGAAAATTTAATTATTGAAAACTGTTCTGAGAAGAAAGATTTGTACGGTGAACTATAAAGTTAGTTCTACCGCTAATTGAATTTTTGCCGGTATTGTATTGTCAGTCTTCTGTACCGTAATTGATAAAACATCGTCGCTGTTTAACCTTATTACACCGTCAACATTATCAAAAATATTACTCCCATAAAATAGACCATTAATTAATACATCGTAGGTGTCGATATTATCTAAACCAACTGATTTTAAATTAGCGGGATATTTGAACTCCTGTGTAAAATTATTTTCACCAAATGGAAAATCAAGTACTAAATCAAAATTTGAAGTATTATCAAGGGCTCTTCTATTTTTTTTAATTTTAGCAGACCTTTGATTTGTCTCAAGTAATGTAAAAGTTCTACTAACCCCAGGACTTACTTGAAATTCATTTTCGTCCATCAAAAATCCCATCATTGTAAAATTATAACTCTGAATATAATATTTTCTCTTTTCGATTTCAGTAACAGATTCGTCTTGTAGGTCGTCCATAATAATTGGAATATAATGACCTTTTATTACTGTGTAAGCTTGACGGGAAGAAAATTTTTCGACGACAACTTTATTAAATGAGTTTAGTTCTCTCATTCTGTTACAAATAATTTTAATTGAGAACTTAATATCAACAGGAACTGGCTGAGGTATTGTATATACATCCATACCCCTAACTCCATTATCCCAATTTGGTACCATCGCATAAAAAAATTGTTTTCTATTTGGTATTGTATATTGAAGTGAGGGTAGTGTACCATACTTCACTTCAGGACTTCTAACAGTAGTAATTACAGGAACACTAACATTTTTATCTAAATCGTTTATGTTCCATGTTTGAGTGAATTGAGCCCAATTTTGAGTTGTAATTAAAATATCAACAACAGGTACTACTTTTCCATCAACTACAACCCTTAATTCATTTTTCACAAAATCTAAAAACCCCCTATCTAAATCTTCGTGTAGAATAGATTTTGGAAGAAAAGTTCCATACTGATTTATTTGGTCAAGCATTTCTTGCCTTCTTGACGGACCGTAAAGTTCAGGTGTCAGCTTAATATGTTTTTTTATTTTTTTTCCAAATCCCATTATAATCCTCTAAATTCATTATCGTTTACAGGTACTCCAACAATTGTTCTATAAAATGCCTTGTACCCGCCATATGTATGTTTGTTGTCCGAAACTACACGACCGTCATTTGCGACAGAATAATACCTAACTCTCGTCTCGCTCTCATAGTAACCAACGTAGTCTCCGAACTCAATATCAACACCAAGTTCATCAAGATGTGACTGATAGACAGAAATTCTTATGTTACCTGGTTCCATTTGGTCTAACTTTGAATTACCAAGAAATTTATTCTCTGGAGCTGAAACTTGCACAAAAGCTTTAAATTCCATAGGTGGATGGAACTTAATAGAGTCTTTTGTAGTTTCACCGTAAACATCATCAGTATTTGTTTTTGTCCTGTCAACTTTGTACAATACAAGAGTGAAATTCATATCCCCATGAAGCCACTCCTTACCCATTCCGACATCCAAGTTGAAGTCCTCTGCTCCAAAAAATTTATTTAACCTTGTAATTGGTACATTCCTCTGTGCCATATTGATAAATATCTAATTTTGAATTATAATTAAGGTAGTGGAAGATTCAGTCGATATTAAAAGTATTGAACAGAAGACCCTTTTAGTTTTAGAGACTTATCAGGGTTCAAATAACTATATTCTAAAGTTAAAACAGCAACATGCTGTAAACTCTAAATTTATTCCCACAAGAGCTCAATGTGATTATGTTATAGGGTTCAATAAAACTGAACCAAAGGTTGCAAAAAAATGGGTTGAAATTGATTCGTATTTTGCAAAAAAACTTGTTGATGATAATCCATTTATTAAAGAACCTGAACAAATTTATGTTGAAAAACTTCTTGTAGAGAAAGATAAATCATATCATATTTGGGGAAAAATATTTAGTGGAGACACCCTACACGACTTTTGGATTCCTAAAACGGCAATTCACAAGGCAAAAACAAGAACTGCTGAAGTATATTGGGATAAATATTCTCACCGACCCCCACTTGAACACCAAAAAGAGTGTATAATTAAACTTTTAGAAAACGATAAGTATATTGTTGCGGATGATATGGGTCTTGGAAAAACAACATCGACTGTCATATCTTCCATTGAAAGTGGGTCTAAGAAAATTTTAATTATTTGTCCCGCAACTTTGAAGATAAATTGGAAAAGAGAAATTGCTCTTTATACCGATGAGTCAATTTACATTGTTGAAGGTAAGAAGTGGGAAGAAGGTTACAAATATTATATTATAAATTATGATATAATGAAAAATTTTCATGAGCCGAAATCAAAAGAATCTGTTTTACTTAAAGAAAATTTTGATTTGGTCGTTATTGATGAGGCTCATTATATCTCAAACCCACAAGCTCAAAGGACAAAAATTATAAATGATTTGGTTAGTCATTCTGAAAGACTTTGGTTGTTAACAGGAACTCCAATGACTTCTCGACCAATGAACTATTATAATCTTTTGAATCTTATTGAAAGTCCTGTCGCCGCAAATTGGATGGCTTATGCAATTAGATATTGTGGTGGATACCAGTTTTCAGTTGGTAGAAGAAAAGTTTGGAATGTTAACGGTGCAACAAATCTTGAGGAACTCAGAGATAGAACTTCAAGACATGTGATTCGTAGATTAAAAACTGAAGTATTAGATTTACCTGATAAAATCATTACCCCAATTTATCAAAGACTAAGTTCAAGATTGTATGAAGAACTTATGGGTGAATATTATGATTGGTATGTTAATAAAAAAGAGGAATCAAAATCTTTAACAATTCAATTTTCAAAACTTACAAAAGTTAGACAGGTAATTGCCGAAGAAAAAATTGCAACCACAATTGAGGTTGCTGAAAATATTATCGAACAAGGGAAAAAAGTAATCATATTCTCTAACTTTACTGAACCCCTTCAAAAAATCCACGAACATTTTAAAAAACAATCTGTATATTTGGATGGGTCAACATCAAAACCCGCAAGACAAAAAGCGGTGGATGACTTCCAAGAAAATGATAAAGTAAAAGTTTTTTGTGGAAATATTAAAGCCGCTGGTGTCGGTATTACATTAACCGCAGCTGAAGCCGTAATTATGAATGACCTATCATTCTTACCTTCAGACCACGCTCAAGCTGAAGATAGGTCTTACAGATATGGACAAAAAAATAATGTATTAGTCTATTACCCCATTTTTGAAAACACAATCGAAGGGGCAATCTATGATATTCTATCAAGAAAAAAACAGATTATCGGAACTGTTATGGGAGATATCTCGGAAACAGAAACTGATATTGTTGAACAAATCTTAAAAGAAATCAGTAATAGATGAGTATTTATTACTGATGAAGAAACTCGAGTTAATTTCAGAAAGTTTAATTAATCAGATTAATGGTGAAGAACCAAACGAGGTGAAGTTTTTTATCAATGAAGCAAAAACCATTGGTATTGACAGATTACCTTATTCGTATTCTGCAATTAGAAGATTCATTGACCCCGAAACAATGAAGATTCACTACAAAAGGCATTACAAAACTTACGTTAAAAAATTAAATTCAGCACTTCGTAAAAAAGATTACGGGGATGTTGAACTTGAGGAAATTGTTAAACAAATTTCCAAGTATAATACAACAATACGAAACAATGCTGGTGGAGCATTTAACCACGCATTATTTTGGAAGATGCTCTCCCCAAAACCACAAGTTCCATCAGGACCAATACTTGATAAAATTAAATCTCAATTTGGAACTTACAGAAATTTTAGAACAAAGTTTGAGCAAGAGGCAAAGTCAAGATTTGGCTCAGGATGGGTTTGGCTTGTTGCAAAAGAAAATGGAAGTTTAAAAATTATGACAACCCCAAATCAAGATAATCCACTCATGAATATTATTGACAAAGGAGGATTTCCAATTCTTGGACTCGATTTATGGGAACACGCTTACTACTTGAAGTACCAAAACAAGAGAGATGAATACATTCAAAACTTTTGGGAAGTAGTAAACTGGCAATTTGTTAATGAATTATATAGTCAAAAAACAAAAGAAAAAAAATAATTAAATCCATTTTGATATTTATATATAAAATATTAACATGGCAGTCATTCCCGAACCTCAAAGAAGTGAACTCTACACCAAATTACGACACGTACTTGGCGCTCCTCTTCGTTCTGTTGAACTAGAGGACGAACAACTTGATACTATATTGGAATTTTCGATTGGAGATTATTCTCAATATATTCAAGATTGGTTAATTGAATCTCAATGGACTTCATTATATAACTTAAATATGGACAATCAGTCCTTGGCTCAAGCCTTTATTACCAGAAGTTTTGATTATGAATCAAGATATCAGTATTCATATTCAAAGATTGTTGGTTTACAAAGTAATGGTCCTTGGGTTTTGAAAAAAGATTATTTTGAACTTGAGCCAAATAAACAAGTTTATGAAATTCCGGCAAACAGAGAAGTTAATGAATTAATGTGGTATACCCCATCAGAATTAACTAACATATTATTTGACCCTTGGAGTTTTGGGGCTCTTGGGGGATACGGAATGGGTGGACCTGCGGGGTATTCTCAGATGGGATACACTGGTTCATATTTTATGATGCCGGCATTTGACATGATGCTTCGAATGCAAGAAATTAACATTCAAAGAAGAATTATTGCCGGTGACAAAACATACAGAATTACCGCACTTCCTGATGGAAAAAAAGGAATACATTTGATGCAAACACCTGGTGGAAAATTTGACTTTGGTAACTCGTCATTAATGAACGGTAAAGTTTGGTATTGGTATTATGACACTGAAGGTAAGGATAGAGACGCTTGTTTAAGGGCGAATCCTGATATTATTAAACTTCCTTCTGATGTTCCTATTGATTCTATGTCTTGGACTGATTTAAACAATCCTTCACAACAATGGGTTAGAAGATATTTTATTGCAAGTTGTAAAGAAACATTATCAAAAGTTAGAGGAAAATACTCGGGAAACTTGAAAACTCCTGACTCTGAGCTTACTATGGATTATCAATCTTTAGCAACCGAAGGTAAAGATGAGAAAACAAAATTAATTGAAGAGCTCATAGGTGCTGAAGGTAAATTAACAAGATTAAAACCTGAAAAGGTTATGGAAAGAGAAGCATTAATTGCTGAAAATTTACAGAAACAATTGAAAACTAGAGCCTTCCCACGTAATATTTATGTAATCTAATGGCAGTACAACATTCAATACCAACACAAAGAATTATAAGAGGTAATGTAGTAAAGTCCTACGAGGTAAGTATTGTAACTGACGAAGTTTACAAAACAAAAGGAGAGGCTTTAATTGTTACCAAAACAAATCATGTTCAAATTCAACTAGATTCATTTAGTACAGACCATGTTATAATAAAGTCTTTAACTAACACTAGAATAATCCCAACTATGGGATTAATTGATGAAGAGTATGATGAAATTAATATTGGAAAAGGAGCTAGTGTTGAACTATACTTTGCATTTGGAAATTGGTACGTTGTCTCTTCTGACGGAATTAAGGAGGAAGGGTTACATTAACTCTTCCCATCCTTCTTCAGCAAAGTCGTAAATGTGATTTGGGTTCCCATTTATTGAATCCCAAAATTTACATTCTTCAGGAGACATTGTTAAGACATCCTCAACTTTATCTTGGTCCCCATCTTCAAAAGGGATACCATTTATTAACTTACATTGTTCCTTTGTGAAAATTCCTCTGTCTTCAGGTTTGTCTACAATTAAATTATTTCTAACTTCTTCACCAAAAACAA